TTTCTGCCTCTCTTTCGTTGTGGTCTATATACGACGAAAAGCCGCAAACTCTTTTACAAGTCTGCGGCTCTTATTTCATAGCTCATTTACAGCATTTCTTACAAGCTGTATATTTTTTCTTCGCTTGGCTTAGCGGTATGCCCTTTGGGTTTTTCATTCCAGAGCAATTAGGCTTACTGTGGTACTTTTTACTGCTGCGGTCTATATATACTATCGTTTCCCCCACTGTGCGCTGGCTACGCTGCTGTTCTTCTACAATAACGTCAAGCTCTATATTGCAGCCGAACGTCTGTACCCCCCCCCCGAAATTTCCAGTATTTCTGCGGTGTAGCGGGCATTGGGATACTTTGCCGCCAAATCTTTTGCCAGCTCTGCCGATAAATAGCCCAGTATTTTATTTCCCCATTTCACATATGCGGCAGGCTCTCCGTTGTATGTGGTTTTCTCTATCTCTATTTCCTCGTCGCCCGTCATACGGCTTAATATATCCTGCCTGCTTTCGCCGTCGTCGTTCTGGAAAGTCACGCCCACTACTTTTGTGCGTATGGTTTCCGCAATCCTGCTGCCAGCGGCAGGCGTTCCCGCTGTCCTCGGCGCTGCCTGCTGCCCTGCCGCCTCTTTTGCTGGTTTGCGTGCCAGCAGAAAACATACGGCAGCAATCACTATGCAGCCGATACCGCCCGTAATATTCCCAGACGGCAGCGCCACCACTCCGCTTACTGCAAATAGCGCAGCCGCCCCATAAAGTACCATTTTCTTTTTACCCATGATAAATAAACCTCACTTTCTAATCTTTAGCCATTTTCTCTGCAATAGCAGTATTTATATATTCGCTTATACTCTGCCCTGCCGCTTTTGCACGTTGTTTAATGACTTCTTTTTGTCCTTTCGGCATTACCAGCTCAAACCTATCATAATTCTTTTTCTTAAATTCATTCTGATATTTTATCTGGTTAAATTCTTCTTTCTGCATTTTACCTCTTTCTTTCCCTTGCCTTATGATGTATAATCCTTTTAAACAGTTTGGGCGGCTTTGGCAAGTCCACCGCCCTTTCTGTATCCCCGCCTTACTTCTTAAGTAAGGCTCTTACTTTTTCTTTAGCCTCTTCAAGGTCTTTACACTCGTTGAGTATTTCAAGTATTTTCCTTGTCTGGTTTTCCTCGGCTGTTTCCTTAAGCAGTTCGCCTACGTTCATTTCCTCGTCCATATTTTCTCCTTTCCCTGCCGCCCAGTTATTGTTATGGGTTATGTATCTCCCTTAACTGTCTTGATTATATCGCATATTCTGTAATATGTCAATACATATTCTGTAATATCCTCAAAAAAATAAGAGGGTAAGCAGCCCGTAAGCCGCCTGCCCTCATTCTTCTTACGCTAAGCGTGTGGCATAGTCAAGACTTATCCAGCCTGCGCCGCTTTTCAGCCTGCCCCAGCCTGCCGTACTCCCTTTGCCCGCTTTCACTTCCACAATGGTAAATACGCCGATACCCGTATACTCTCCTGTCTTTGCGTAGTCCGTCCCTGCGCCCGTCCTTATATTAAGGTCTAATATATCCACTTTAACATTGAACGGCACGCCTGCCGCCGCCTGCGGCTTTTCCTGCGGTACTGCTGCCTGCTGCCCGCCTGCATATTTCTTGTAATATGCCTCGCCGTACTCTGCACGCTTTTTCTGTACGCCCTCGCTCTGGTCTGCTGGCTTTTCAAATCCCAGCAGCACGGCATCAGAGGCAGCCCGCACGCTCTTTGCGCCCTTTAATGCACTGATAACGGATTTATAGCCTTGCAGCTCGTCCCACAAAAAGGCAAGCTGCATATCCAGACTGCCGATAGATGCACCCGCCTTTTTCGCATAGTTAAGTAACTCCTGCTTTCTGGTGTGGTACGTCCACTGCGCCAGCCCGTAGCCCGCCTTATCCTTTACAAAATTGCCGTAGCTGCCATTATCCACGGCAGCCGTATACTGTGCATCTGTCATATTAAGGCTCTTGTTATAGCTATTTTGCAGATTGCAGGAATTAAGCCCGCTTTCCGCATACAGATTACCCATTAAGCCTGCCACGGCGTATGCGTTTAATCCTTTGCCCGCCAGATACTCCCAGATTGCCTTTTCCGTGTTCCCGTTCTGTACCATGCCGCCCGCAAATGTGCTGTAAACTGCCTTGCCGTCCCAGTCGTAAACATTATAGCCAGCAGCGCAGGCTTTCTTTGCATTATCCAGAGAAGAAAAAGCCCCTATCTGGCTCTTTGCATCTTCCCAGCTCTTGCGCACACGGTATAATCTATCTGTCTTGCTGCTGCCAGCAGATGCAGCGCCGCTTATCAGCTGCTTAAACTTTTCCCATGTATGCGCCGTGGCATTATATACATACGGGTTAGGGCAAATCTTCCCCGTAACGTCATAATGCCTTATGACGTGCGCCGCAGGCACGTTGTACTTTTCCATTAAGTACCGTGTAAGCTCTGCCGCAGCCTCTACCGTTGCGTCCTCAAAATACCAATCTTTATCAGCAGCGCCCATGCTGGCTGTGTTCCTCTTCCTTACGCACATTTCGATACCGATACTGTTTGAGTTTCGGCAGTCTGCGTGCTTATAGCTGCTTGCGCCGCAGTGCCACGCTATGTCCTCGGTTTCCACCGCCTGCCATATCTCCCCGTCAAATCCTACAAAGAAATGTGCAGACGCTCCGATATACCGCCCTGCGTAATACTGGCAGTTTGCCTTTGCGCCGCCCAGCGCCCCTACGTAATGGATAACGATATATTTTATGCGTGCGTCGCTGTTCTTGTCCGTAAAGTTATAGGGTGTAAGCAGCTTGTTTATTACTGGCTTTTTCATGCTATACGCTCTCCTCTCCAAAAAATCCCATGCTATCTGCGTCCATAGAGTTCCTAAACTGCCGCAGCTCTTCTGGTGTCATGCTCTCCACCCTCGCCCGCAGCTCTTCCCGTTCCTCTGCCGTCATATCCTTTGTATGTTCGCTCTTAATCTCTGCCATGCCGTCTGCTCTCCTTTCATTCACAAAAAGCGCCTGCGGTTTCCCGCAAGCGCCCTGCTGCATACTGTCTATGTTTCATTATTTTTCCTGCTGTCTGTATCCCTCTACGCTGCCCGTGGTGCTGTTTCCGTCCAGCTCGTCCGTGTCTGGCAGCTCGTCCGTGTACTTCCCCAGAAACGCCCGCACCGTCGCCCAGACTTTCTTAACGGGCAGCCCGCAAAGCGCCATGTTCTTAAAGATGCTCACTACCTCATAGGCAATATAGAGAAGTGCGAAAAATTCAGCCACGCCCACGCTCTTAAGCCCCAGCTGGCTACGTACCGCCTCTGGGATAAAGCCGATAAGGTTAATTTTAATCAGCATATCAATAGCCAGCATGAATACAAGGGAAATCAGCATACCCACTTTACGGATAGCCCCGTCAATCCCTGCGCAGCTGTTAAACCTCTTTTCACGCACTGCCCGCAGCACTCCAAAGATTGTATCAAACACAATCGCAAGTACCACAAGCTCAATAACTTTATTGTGCGCCGCCATTTCGATAAATTCCATAATCTTCATTTCCATAAATCCTGCCTTTCTGCTTTTGCAAATTTAATGCCCGCTCTTTCAGTCCTGCGCCGTCGTACCCTGCTACGCTTTCCCAGTTTTCCAGCGTGGCTGTCAAATCCACAATAAGCCTGCTTTGCTGTTCAATGATGTTCTGCTGCTCTTGCAGCACTTGTAGCAAATTGTTACCCATGTACTCACTCCTGCGCCTGCTGGTCTATGCCGCCTTTTGTATGGCTGCGTCTGCCAGCGTTTTTATTTTCTTCCGTAAGTGGTAGCTGTCGGCGTGTCCTGCGTGTCCCGTCCAGCTCTGTATACTCTTTTGTAGCTGCTCTTTCGTGATTTTCCCGCTCTCGCACTTCTTAATTGTCCTCTTGACACGCTTAATGCTGTCTGGTCTTACTTTTCTGTGCGTCGCCCTGTGCTTGTAGCCTACAAAGTCTACCCCGTTCTTTGCCGCCAGTATCGCTGTCTTAGGGTTAAGCGCAAGCCGCAGCTCGTCCCTTAAGAATACCTCAATCTCTGCCAGCCAGCGCCGCAGCTCGTCCTTGTCTGGGCTTAAGATTATAAAGTCGTCCATGTACCGTATGTACTGCTTTGCGCCCAGCGTGTGCTTAACGTACTTATCCAGCTTATCCAGATAAATATTAGCGAATAGCTGGCTTGTAAGGTTTCCTACGGGTATCCCTACGCCCTCTGGCATATTGCCGTTATGGTCTATGATTTTATCCAGCAGCGCCAGTACCCCAGCGTCCTTGATAACCTTTCGTATTTCAGCCTTAAGTATGCCGTGGTCTATGCTCTGGAAATAGTGGTGTATGTCTGCCTTGATAGCGTAAAGCGGCTCGTCTGGGTGGAATTTCTGCCACTCATAAAGCCAGCCTTGCAGCGTATCAGAGGCAGCGTGCATACCCTTACCTTTTCGGCAGGCGTAGGACTGGGATATAAAGCGCTTGTCAAATATAGGCTCTAGCACGTTGTTTATGGCGTGCTGTACCACTCTGTCATAGAATGGCAGCGCCATTATCTGCCGCTCTTTCGGCTCGAATACCTTAAAATAATGGTACTCGCTTGGCTCATAGGAAAGGTTTAGAATGTCGTCCCGCACCTTTTCTAAATTGCCCTCTTTGTCTTTGGTAAATATCAAAACGTCTTTGCGGTATCGCTTGCACTTTCTGGCTTTGTTGTAGGCTTTCTGCACGTTTGCATAATCAGCCATAGCCTCTAAAAGCGTCACACGCTCGCCGTTCTGGTTCGTTGTATACCCTGCTCGTTTCAAAATATAGCTCCTGCCTTTCGCCGCAGCTACTAACCAGCAGCCCTGCTTTTTCTCTTTGCCTCACGGCGGGACAGCCGCTCTGACTATAGAATGTTAAGCATCTGCTTAAAATCCTCTTGCTAGTGTTCCGTAGATACGCTAAGCCTATAATGCTCTCACTAAGTCACACGCCCCACGCCCGCCAATGTTGCTGTTGACGTTCCACGGGTAATTGTTGCAATTCACGGCACGTGCGCCCGCATTAGCGCCATTGTTCCAGTTGCCGCCCGCTATCAGCGCCGCCAAAGGGCTGTAGTAAGCAGCTGCCCCATATTTTTATTACTTCTTTGCTTTTACCTCTTCTATGAGTTCCCCCAGCATAACGCCTATCTCTTTCAGCTTGCGGCTGCTTGTGCCGTAGTGCTGGGCGTTCATTGCGCTATACTTCAAATCGTTTGCCAGCCGCAGCAGCTCCTTACTCTGCTGCAATGCCGTATCCGCTGCGTATAGGTGGCTTTTCGTCGCCGTCTTGTCCCACTTGATTACCTCTTGCAGCATTTCCAGTATGGCGTTTCTGGTCGCTGTTTGCAGGCTGAATTTTTCAAATTTTGGGTACTTGCTTAGCAGCGGGTATATGTATAGCAGGAAATCATATATTTTCTGGTGTAATTGGTCTGTTTTTGCCTGCGCCGTCATTTCGCACCCCCGTAGTAGTCGGCTGGGCTTTCGCCCGCCGTCTACATGGAGTCACACGCCCCACGCCCGCCAACGCCGCCGTAGACGTTCCACGGGTAATAGGCGCAAACCACGGCACGTGCGCCCGCATTAGCGCCAAGGCCCCAGTTGCCGCCCGCCCCCAGCGCCGCCAAAGAATATGCGTAATACTGATAGATATTACCTACGTCGTAATTCTTCTCGCCTGCCTTTAACGGGCTTGTCAAATCCCAGCCCCACGCCTCGCTTGCATGGTACGTGGCGTTTTTGGCGTGTTCTGCCCGTGTGATAAGGTCGTTAAGCCATTCCCAGACACGCCCCACGGCATCTACGCAGCCCACGGCAGAAACGGCATTTACCACGCTGCCCGTAACGCCCCTGCCCGTGTTCGTGGTCGCCGTCCATGCGTTTGTATTTGCGTTATCCAATCCCTGCGGGCTGCCAAAAGCGTAGGCGCAAAACTCGCTGTAATCTGGCAGGCGCTTACCGCTCTTTGCCAGACGCTCCACAAAGTTGTACCAGTTCAGCCCCTCTGTACCCGTGGCGGGTGCGCAGTTGTAAGAGGACTTTAAGCCCTTTGCGCCGTCGTCGCTGTTAAGGTAAATGTCTACCCATGTGCCGCCGCCCAGATATACCATACCCTCTGGGCTGCATTTCGGGCGGTGTCCCAGCGTCCATACAGAACGTGGCACAATGCCGCTGCTTACTGCGCTCTCCCAGCCAGTGCCAAAGATAACGCCGCTGCCGTTTACGGGCTGTAAATTTGCGTCTACCTTGCGGCAGCGCCCGTAATGAAAACCGCCTATTTTGCGGCTGTTGCTTGCGTTCCAGCCGTTAGGGTACGTGGAATTAAGGGAAATGATATACTGCTCGTCTGCCGCATCAATCCTGCTGTCGCAGATATACACGTAGTAATCATTACCCACGGCAAAAGCGCTGCCTACGTCCAGATTAGCAGCCGTAAGCACCGTGTTACCCGTCTTAAAGATACCAGCGCCGCCCACTGCGATAACGCAGCCCTCTACTACCGTCAGCTCGTTTGCGCCGCTGGCGTACATATACTCGTTGCTGGGCGCTACAATGTCGCTTATCATAGCCATTTTGTTTACGTTCAAAAGCGCCCTTGCGTCGGTCTTTGTCACGTCGTCAACCATTAACCTACTCATACTGTTTCAATACTCCTTTCAGTGCTGTAATGTCGTCAGTTGTCATGCCTGCCACGGTTTCTGCCGTTTCCAGCGCAATCACGGTGCAGTCTGCCGCCACCGCCTTAGACAGCGTAAGCGCCGTGCGGTCATTCGCTGCCTCTCCTGCTGCCTGCGCCTCGCCGCTCTGTACGTGCGTCACTGCCTGCACCGTGCCAGATACGCCGCCAGCCGCAAACTTCATGCCTACTGCTGCCTCGTCGCAGTAGATAAGCGTTACGGCTTTCTTTTCTGGCTGCGCTGCCACTACTGCACACTGTATATGGCGCTGTGCCTCTGCGCTCTCAATCTTTGCCAGCAAATCAGCCGCCGCCAGCTCCCCAGCCGCCACCATAGCAAGGCAGTTGTAATAGTCCTCTTTGGTCTGTAAAGTCTTTGGAAATCCTTTCATGGTCTGCCACCTTTCCTAAAATGTATTTGCAAGATAGGAATTGCCCGCATAAGCAAGCCCTAATACTGCCGTGTCTACCTCTCTTTCGTAATGCTGGCTCATGTATGCTGCGCCCATGTAGCAAAGCCCCAGTACCGCATCATGCTTAAAGTCAATGCCCCAGCCGCTTTCTATCCTTGTTACCCGCTCTTCCAGCCCCTTAAGCGCCTCTTTGGTTTCTGCCGCCCCTGCTGCCGCAGCCTGCGTAAGCTCCTGCACTGCTGCCGTAAGCCCGTCTATTTCAAGCTGTATCTTCCCTGCCGCATCTTCCCCCAGCTGCCCTTTTATCGCCTCAAACCATGTGTTAAAATCGTTCTCTGCCTCTGTCTGGAAAAGCTGCATATTCGCCATAAAAGCGGTGTAGGCTTTCAAAAGCTCTGCGTCCCAGTTATCCAGCGTATTTTCAAACGTAGTGTAACGCTCGTTAAACTGGCTTTCATACTGCGTAAAAAGGCTCTCTGTCTGGGTTACGTAGCTTTCATAAATGCCCGCCAGTTCTGCAAGGTACTTTTCCATGTTCTGCTTGTATACGCTAAACTCGTCCAGCACGGCTTGACTGTAGGTATTGAAAAAGTCCGTAAACTGCTTTGTAAGCACGCTTGCATCTATTTCCTTTACCGTCCCTACCACAATGCCGCATAGGGCGCTGTTAAATCTCTGGTCTGTGATGTTCTGCGTCAGTATCTTTGTTACGCCCTTGCCTACGTAAATGTCTGCAAGCGCCAGCTCCCAGACTTCCGTATTACGGGTTAAGGCTGCCGCCACTGGCTTTGCAGACGGCACGCCCTTAATCACGTCTATGTAAATGTCCCGCAGCACTAAGTCCCAGCGCACTACCACTCTGTCTACCCTATTCTGCGCCCCCTCTGCCCTATCCAGCGTTACGCCCTTGCTTACTGGGTTTCTAAATGCGTACCCGTTTATAAAGGCATAGCCCATGTTTACCCGTATCTCCATGCCGCTGTATGCCACTACTTGCAGCCCGTCGCTCGGCTTTGGAAACACGCCGCTTTCTAAGAACGTGGCAAAATACCACGCCCAGTCCTCGGCTTTGTATACCCTGTCAAATTCGCCGTCTGTCTTTATGGCGTTAAATGGTAAGCTGTCTGCCATTCCCTCTACCTCACTTTCCTTATCTGGTCTACCAGCGTAGGCAGGCTGTCCCCAAATGTCGCCTCTATGGTTTCCTCGCCTTTCTGGTACGTTTCTGTCACTTCCGTTATGCGTGCATCTATCTGTATCCCCCACTTTTCCTCTTTGCAAGTGATACGGTCGCCTAAATCAAAGTCGCTCTTGAATTTCAAGTTAGAATTTGTGTTTATGGTACTCACAAAGTTTATGGTTTTCCCGTAGCTTTCCAGCTCTGCGCCGCCCCTTGTCTTAAGCATAGCCAGATAGGTATTAAGCGGTATTGTTACCTCTGTTTCCCCGCTCTGGTACTTCCTTGCTATGTCCGTGGCATCACAAAAAACCTCTTCCAGCTCTAAGCCCGCTGCGCCCTCTCCGTCCACGGTAACTACGGGCTGGCTGCCGTTGTCGTCTGCCGCCCCTTGCACATAGATAAAGTTTCCGCAGTTCTCTATACTGGCTGTGTACTCCTGCTCGTTTACATTGTCAAAGTCACGGGAAAATATGCAGGGCGTGTTACCGTCGTTGTTTGCCGCCGTAAGGTCTTTGCCCTTATACAGATAAAAGCCGTATTTCTTCTCTCTTTCGTTTACCAGAATGTCATAGCCCAGCTTTCCAGCCTGCGCCCTTGCCTTTACTTCCTGCCCCAGCTTTGCGTATACCTCGTTTGCGTACTCTACCATGCTGCCTGCTATGGTATCCTGCGGCAGTGTGACAAACTGCGGAAAACTCCGCTTTACGCCCGCCCCGCTGCCGCAGTTCTTTATTACCATTGTGTTTATAAGGCTCTGGTTCGTGGCTGTCGCCACAATCTGCGGGCAGATGCAGCGCTTGTTAAGCCAGCGGCTCAACATATAGCCCTGCGCCTCTAGCTGCTCTAGCCCGTTCTCGTCTTTGGTTATATGTACGTAGGTAATCTGCGCAGCCCTGCGCCATATCCCGCCGTCTGCGGTCTGTACTTCCTTTTTGCCGTCGTGCTTGGTAAGTATGTTGCCCTCTACCAGCAAACGGCTGTTATTGTCCGTAATCGGCGCAAGTAAGCTGAATGTACCCACATCAAAGTATTTCGTATGCCATAGCAGGCTTGCCATTTCGTCTATCGTCCCCAGCGGCTCTACCGTCTTGTCGAATACCCTAATCTCCATGCCGTCACACTCCTAAAAATTCCTTGCTGTAGAAAATCGCCACTTCCAGCGAATTTACGCCGCCTGCTGCATCATACCTAAAATTATTGTCGCCTATGGCAAGCTGCATGAATGTACTGTCTACGTCGATATAGCGGAAATAGTCCGTTTCTTTCCCGTCCCGTATCAGCTTAGCGCCCTTGCTGCCGTATTTCGTGTTAATCTCTATCACGTCGCCCGTCTGCATCACTGCGTTTACTTGTATAAATTCCTCGGTATCCACGTTTAGCAGAATGGGATTGCTTACCGTCCCCAGCGCCGTAAAGCGTATGCGCATACCCGTTGACACGTCGCCCTCGTTGTAGCAGTCCACTATCACGCTCTCGGCTCTGTAGCCAAAAATCATGCTTTTACTGTCGTCCTTGTCAATCACGCAGGGGAAATGCCACGCAGCCACCCAGCTTGCTATATCCTCTTTTGTTTCGTCCTCTTCACGCCAGAACGGGTTAAGGCACTCCAGCTGGAAAGAAAACTCATACAGCACGCTTTTTCTCTCTATCTTCGGCTCTCCAAACGTCCTGCAATTTATCACACGCTTAAAGCCGCCGTATTCATAGGTCAGAGTGCCGCCCAGCTCTGGGTTAAGTATCTTAAGCATCTGGCGGCGCAGCTGTAATGCCTGCGCCTTGTCCCGTGTGTTGATATGTCCTAAAATATCCATGTCCCGTGCCTCTATGCGCTGCCCTACGTATGTGTCGCCGTGCTGCCCCATGCTGTTTGTGCTGTAAATCACATTCGTAACGCCCGCTATGCCGCCTACGTCCTTGCTTATGTTGCAGAAAAATATACTGTCCGTCCCCAGCTCTAGGCTCTCGCCCCGTGAATTTGTAAATGTCAGCTTTTCATTTTCCATGCCCTACATCGTCCTTGCTATCATTCTGAATTGCCTTGCAGCCTCTTTCTGCTGCTTTGCATAGTCCGTGGTATCTGCATAGATATTCTGTATCACGGTAAAGCCGCCTGCTGCCCCGCCGCCTTTCGGCTTTGGCTTTGGTTTCCCGTCGTCGTCCGTGTCATAGGTAAAATCTTTGCTTACATTGACTTTTGCGCCTATATCAAACTCCTGCGGTATGTTGTCCTCTATCTGCTTGTTTACTTTTCCCATTTCATCAGAAAAGCCCACGCCTATACCCTGCGCCATGAATACGCCTACCTCGTCCCTAAATTTCCTTGACGGGCTGGCAATCCCTAAAGCGCTCTTTGCCGCATCTAGCAGGCTGCTTGCAAGGCTTGAAACTTTGTCTTTTAGCCAGTTCCAGCCGTTGCTTATGCCGTTCCAGATACCATGCACAATGTTACTGCCTATGTCCGCAAAAGAGCTGCCGATATTAGAAAAAGCGTTCACAATACCGCTTACGCAATTTTTCATACCGTCTACCGCTTTATTCTTTACCTCTGTACCCCACTGGGCTACTTTGGATATGGCGGCAGAAATGCTGTTGTAAATCTTCTGCGGCACTTCTTTTACAATATTCACAATGCCAGTAACCATGCTGTTCATTACCTCTTTGGCTTTCGTAAGCATATTGCTACCCCACGTAGCCACTTTGGTAACTGCGCCTACTATGGCGTTCCAGATTTTCTGCGGCACTTCTTTTACAATGTTCACAATGCCAGTAACCATGCTGTTCATTACCTCTTTGGCTTTGTTCAGCATATTACTTCCCCATGTGGCTATCTTTGTAACCGCACCTATGATGCAGTTCCAGATTTTCTGCGGTACTTCTTTCACAATGGTTACAATGCCAGTAACCATGCTGTTCATTACCTCTTTGGCTTTCGCCAGCATATTTGCGCCCCACGTAGCCACTTTGGTAACTGCGCCTATGATACAGTTCCAGATTTTAGCGGGTGTTTCTTTCACGATAGTTACGATTGCCGTAAGCATTGTGTTCATTACTTCTTTGGCTTTCGCCAGCATATTTGCGCCCCATGTGGCTACCTTTGTAACCGCACCTATGATGCAGTTCCAGATTTTAGCGGGTGTTTCTTTCACAATGGTTACGATATTTGTAAGCATTGTGTTCATTACCTCTTTCGCTTTGGTCTGCATATTCAAGCCCCATGTGGCTACTTTGTTTATGGCATCTACTATGCAGTTCCAGACTTTCTGCGGTGTTTCTTTCACAATGGTTACGATATTTGTAAGCATTGTGTTCATTACTTCTTTTGCTTTGGTCTGCATATTCAAGCCCCATGTGGCTACTCTGGTAACGGCATCTACTATACCGTTCCAGATTTTCTGCGGCAGCTCTTTTACAACGTCTATAACCTTTGCCACAAACTCTGTAATGACAGTGCCGCCCTTTTCTTTCATGCTTGCGCCCCACTCGGCTATTTTTTCCACGCCTGCCGCTATCGCCTGCGGTATCCGTGCTGGCAGTTCCTTTAGCTTGTTTAAAATCGTCGCCACAAGCTGCCCTGCTGCCGCCACGATTTTAGGCAGCCCCGTTACCAGCCCCTCTACAATGGCTACTATAATCTGCGGCACTGCCGCAATAAGCAGCGGTATTGCATCTATGATGCCGTCCACAAGCGCTACTATAATGTCGCCTGCGCTCTCCAAAATAAGCGGTATGCCCTCTACCAGCGCATTTATTATGCTGGTTATAATCTGCGGCAGTTTCTCTATGATGACTGGCAGCGCCGCTATAATCCCGTCTGCAAGCCCCGTGACAAGCTGCAAGGCTGCATCTATCAGCATAGGCACGTTGTTTATCAGCGTATCCACTATGGTAAGCACTGCGTCTATTACGCTTGGTATCAGCTCTGGCAGCGCCTCCCCCAGCCCTTTTGCCAGCCCCGCAATAATCTGTACTGCGCCCTCTGCCAGCGACGGTATCAGCTCCACAATGCCGTTAATCAGCGTTGTTATTATCTCCGTTGCGCTCTCTGCCAGTGTCGGTATCGCCTCTACAATGCCGTCCACAAGCCCCGTAATCATGCCTACGCCCGCCTGCACGATTGCTGGCGCACTCTCTACAATGCCGTCCACAAGCCCGCTTACAAGCTCTACGGCAAAGCTGGTAATCTGCGGCAGCATTTCTGCCAGCCCGTTTACCATGTTGCCTAATGCGTCGCCAAAGCTCTGCGCCAGTTTCCCCATGTCGCCGCCCGCCTCTGCCGCTCCCTGCGCCAGCTCGTTTGCAAACTGGCTGAAAATCGGTAGCGCCTGCTCGCCTATCGGCATGATAAAGCTGGTCTGTAGTATCCTGCCTGCGCCCTGCATAGCCTCTGAAAACGTGTCGTATTTTACGGCGTTAATCTTCCCCATAGCGTCCGTTGTCTTGCTTATCTGCCCCTCAACGTCCATAAGCGACGTGCAGGCATCAGCGCCCATATCTTCCCACATAGTACCCATTAAGCCCACGCCCGCCGTATACTGTAGGCTCTTGTCGTCGCAGTTCTTAAGCGCCTCGCTTACTTGGCTCATAGCCTCTTTTGCGCTGTCGCCGCCCTTTTGGAATTTCCCTACTACCTCGTCCGCATTAAGCCCCAGACTTTCAAGGTATTCGTTTGCTGTGCCGTCATTCATGCGGATACTAAATTCCTTAAAAGCGTCGCCCATTTTGTCTATGCTCCAAACGCCAGTAGCAGCGCCGTTTGCGATAGAGTTAAACATATCCTCTGCGCTTAGCCCCGCCTGCGAATACTGGTTACTGTATTCGTTGATAACGTCCAGCAAATCCCCGTTCTTGTTAAGCCCGTTCTGTGCGCCCTGCGCAATAAGGTTATACGCCTCGTCAGAGGATAAGCCGAATTTCTGCATAAGCTGTGTGGCGGCTCTGGTGCTTTCCGCTACGTCAAAATCAAACGTATCCCGTAGCGCTAATGCGTTGGTCGTCATTTTTTCCAGCTCGTCTGCCCCTAAGTCGCCCGCCTGCTGCCGTACCTCTGCCATAGCCGCCGCTATGTCCTCAAAGCCCTCGCCAAAATTTGCGTTGTAGATATTCTCCATGACTTGCTTGTACTGCCCTGCGTCGTCCGTAGCCGTCCCCGTGGCTGCGCAGAAATCATTTAAAGCGCCCTTTGCCTCGTCCGCTTGGCTTACGGCATAGCCCAGCCCTGCCACTACTGCCGTGCCGATTGCAGCCGCAGCCGTACCGATAAGCGCCACGCCCTTTGCCATAGCGCCGCCCAGCCCGCCCAGAATACCGCCCAGCCCAGAAAACTTGCCGCCTGCCGCCTCTGCCTGCTGCCCGCTTTCCTCTATCTCTTCCCCCAGCTCGTCTGCGGCGTTCTCTGCCTTTTCCAGCTCGTCTGCGGTCTTGTTTAGCTCCTGCTCTGTCCTTACAAGCGCCGTCCTCTGATAATTAAGCTGTGCTTCCAGCTTTTTACTCTCTTCGCTGTTCTCCCCCGTCGCCCGCCTGCATTTCTCTAATGCCTGCTCGGTTTCCTTTACTTTCTTTGCCTGCTCGTCATATGTCCGCTGTAATACGCTCTGCTTTGCTTTCAGCGCCTCTGCGCTGTTGGCGTTGTCCCTATATTCAGCGGTTACAAGTTTCATTTCGGAATTAAGCACTTTTAGGGTGCTGTTAATTTCCTTGCAGGCTGCCTTGTACTCTGCCTCTCCGTCAAAAGACAGTCGTGTTTTGATGTTCTCCGTCTTGTCTGCCATGAATTAAAAGCCCCCTAGTGCTATGTCAATGTCGTCCAGTTCCTCTGCCGCCTGCGGTACTGCTGCCCGTTCCTGCTTGAAAATGTGCGGGTTATATTCCTTGTGGTATCCGAATAGGGTTACAATCTGGTACGGCGTTTTTCTCCATGCCTCACGCTCCCTATACCCCAGCAGCACCATAGCGATATACAAAAGCCGTGCAGTGTCTAGCTTTCCTGCACGGCTTTCATTTCCCCCGCCTCTTTGCTGCCCTCTGTTTCGGTATCCCCGCTGCCCTCTCCGTCGCCTGCCGTCCCTGCTGCAAACGACGCATAAATAGCCCGCTGTACCTCTGCCAGATTGCCTATGTGTATCAGCCTGCCTATCTGCTGCTCTGTGAAAAGCTGGGCGTTCTCGTCCTCTTCTAAAAGCCCCTCATTGATAAGCATTGTAAGCAGCCACTTTGTATCCTTTACCCAGTCTGGGTTACTCTGGTTGAAAACTTCGTCCAGCTTGTCATAGCCGCCAAACTTTGTCTGTATCTCGTCCAGTGCGTTAAGGGTAAAAAGAAGTCTGTACTCTTTCCCTTTCAGTTCTACCGTATAGCCACCGTCTTTAATTGCACTCATATCAACAAATTAAGGCGCAGCCATGCGCTGCGCCTTTTCTCCTTTCCCTTTATTCTGTTTTTACGCCGCCGGTATTGTTGCCGCTGGTTCTGGCACTGCTGTAAACCACGTTTTGGCTGCGTCGCTTTCCTCTGTGCCTACAAAGTCAGCTTTCCAGCGCCCGTCTTTCTTTCTTGCTGTAAAATCTGCCTCAATGTCTGGCGTGTTAAACTTGATGCTCTCGCCTTTTGTTTCGTACTTTTCAGACGGGATTTTAAACTTTGCCTTAAGCAGCCAGATATAGCGAAACTCCCCGTTCTTTTTCTTTGCCCTAAATCCTACCGCTACATACGGCGGCTCGTCGTCCTTGCCCGCCCATACTACCTTATTCTGGTCTACTTCCTGCCCCAGTACCTCTGCCGTCACTTCTGGCGCAAGCTCTTTAATCCCCAGCTTAAGCGTGCCGCTTGCAAACTCCGTCACGCTCTCGCTCAATGTATCATCAGCATACAAACTGCCGTCTGCCGTTTTTACCGATAAATCGGCAGTCATAGCCTCTGCCATTCTCTTAGGCGTTCCGTAGGTTTCCACACCGTCTGCCTCTGTGCAAATCGCATAGTACAAATCTCTTAATCCTATTGTCATTGTCTTGTCACTCCTTTAAAATTTCGATTGTGATAGGCACTAGCCAGTACCCCGTTTCTGTTTCGTAGCTCTCCATGTCCACGCTGTTAATGTAAAAATCTGCCGCCCGCAGCACTTCCAGAGTTTTCTTAAGCTGTGCCTCATAGTCGCCCTTATGGAAAAGCGTTACCCTATACATTTCCTTGCTTTCGCTCTCTGCGTCGTCTGCGCTTACGGCAGCGCCGCCATTCAGCCGCAGGAAAGTATAATAGGCTTTCGGCTTGCATCTGCCAGTATATACGCCCCGCTGTGCTGGCAGCCCTGCGCTCTCTAAAATCTCTTTTATGCTGCTCATTGTCCCGTTTCACGCTCCCATACTTCCCGCTGTGCCTCTACTACCTTTTCATGCGCCTTTTCGTTTGCCACGGTCATATACGGGCGTGGCTGCTGGCTGCTCGTCCCGTACTCTGCCACAAATCCGATAGTCGCATAGCGCACGTTTCCTCTGTCGCCCTTTCTGTCGTTTCCGTGTTTCGCCCTGCCCTGCGGGAAAACGTCAATATGCTTTTCCGTACTGTCGCCCTTTACCGCAGTAGCCTTGATAGAATTGATAAAGCCGCCCGTTTCATGCAGCCCCATAGCCTGCGCCTCTGCTTTCTGTGCCTCTACCAGCACGTCTGCGCCCGCCTTAAGCATTTTCGGCACTGCCTCTACGGTAGCCTGCTCTCTCCTGCTAAAAGCCTCTATCACGTCCTCTAGCCCCGTCGTGTTAAACTCTGCCATTCCTACGCCCCCTTGTCCTTGTTTCGCAAGTCCGTAAGCGTAAGCTCTATGGTATCGTCGTCTATGTCGTAGGTCTTAAGCACGAAAAAGCGCCGCCCGTCCATTTCTACGGTGTCCTCGCCCTCATAGTCTGCCTTATGTACCTCGCATTTCGCCTCTACCACCTTGCCCGTCTGCTGGCTCTTAAAATACTCGCTGTATCCTACTTTCTTCTTGTTGCAGAAAACAGTACGGGCGCTCTCCTGCGGCTCATTCTCAAAGCCCCCAGCGTTTACCCGCTCGTCTGGCGGCTGCTGGCTGATTATTGTAAGCTCGTCTGCCCATTCTGCCATATCACGCCCCGCTTTCTGCGCCCTCGGTGTCCGTTTCGGACACGGGCGGCGCTGTGTTGTACTCCTGCGACAAAGCAAGCCGCATTTTCAGCGTGTCGTATGACTGCCTAAACTTCTCCGCTTTGTCGTTATAGCCAAATTCTGCCTTGCAGTAAAGGGTAACTGCCCTTATAATCAGTGCGTCGCCCTCGTCAATGGCTTTTACCCCGTCGTTTGCAAGGTCAGCTTTGCAGGCGGCTATACAGTCCTCTATTTCTGCCGTTATTTTCTCGCTGGTGCTGCTGATACGCAGCGCCGCCCGCATTTTCTCTGTTAATGTGGTGGCATCTGCCGCCATACGCTGCACCCTCTTTCTGGTTATCCCACAATCTCTGCCACGCCTGCTGCCGCCAGCTCTGCCGCACGCTCCCTGCTTACGCTGTAAGCCTCTCCTGCGTCCTTAATCTGGTTAAGCTGCTTGTCTAAGAACCTTGTAACGGCTTTTACCTTAACCAGCCCTGCTGCCGCCTCTGCCTCTTCCAGCGGCTTTTTAGCATCTTTGGCGGTTTCCTCTGCTGCGCCCTCTTCTGTCGTTTCCTGCCCCGTCTGCGGCTCTCCTGCGGTGTCCTCTGCCTCTTCCACTGTCTGCCCGCCTGCTGCCCGTTCCTCTTCCTGCCGTGCCGCCTCTGCCTCAAAAAGCGCCTTTTCCTCTTCTGTAAGCTCTCCCTCTGGTACGTCTACCTCTACTGCTGCAATTCTGGCTATAATATCCTCTGCCTTTCCAGCAGCGCTTACGCCCACATCCTTTGCCAAAGCCTGCAAGCTCTTATAATCCATGCTTTTCAGCTGCTCTGCGTCTAAATGTCCTTTCATGCCCTTTACCTCGTTTCTGGCAGCCAGCGCAGGCACGCCAGCCGCCGTATTTTTTCCTTACGCCGCTTTCAGTTTCTTAATGGCTACCAGACTGTTTTTGTCAACTACCTTGCCGTCTGCCAGCATGATACCCTTTGTAATCTGGTCGTCGGTGTCGTTGTCCTCATACTTCTTAACGCCCATAGCGTAATTGGTGTTAAGCACATAGTCCTTGAAATTGAAGAGGAAAGCAAAAACCGTACCCGCTGCCAGCGTGCTTGTGTATGCCGCCACATAATCGCAAAGCACTACTTCCCTGCCTAAAAGCGTGCGCTCTGGCTTTCCCGCTATGCCGTGGTTTACCCTTGCTATCGGCTGCCCGTTGCTGTCCGTAATCCCCACATACGCCATAAAGGTCTTTTTGCTCATGCACCACTTAGCGCCGTTCTCATAAGCCAGCGGTAACGCCGCCTCTGCCGCAATCAAATCATTGTAAGACGGTGCAGCGCTTTCTATTGTCTGCCCGTCTGCTGGTGTTTCCGCTAAAATCCCTTTCGGTTTCCCGCTGCCGTCGCCGCTTATGATAGCCTGCTCTAACGCCTTTGTCATAGCCTCTACAATATTGTTGATAAGCAGGCTCTCAAAAGCGCTCATTGCCATTGTGTCAACTTCCAGAGATACGGCTACTGCGCAGCGCAGCTTATGGTATGCAAAGGTAATCATGCCGTCTTTCTTGATGTCCTTTTTCTGCTTGTCGCTGCCTGCCCCCTCGTTTACCCATGTAGCCGTAGGCTTTACGGTGGATACTGGGATAGACACGCCGCCCTTGTACGCCGTTCTGGTTACAAGCGCTAAAATCATGCCCGTGCTTTCCAGCTTTTCTACAATCTGGTTAAGCACCGTTGTAGGGATAACCGCCCCTACGTCCGTGGTCTTGCTGATAGCGTCGGCTCTGTACTCTGCTGGTATCTCCGTGCCACGGCATACATACTGCATGAACGCCTTGCGGTATTCCATTCTGCCGTACTTGTCGCCGTCGTCCTGCCCCTCTCCTGCTGCCCCTGCAAAGTTTCTAAGCACCGTGGGCGCTGCGCCGCTCCCGTCGCCTGCCTCGTCGCCTACGGTTTCGCCCGCCGCAATTCTGGCAAGTAAGTTATTGCGCCGTTCAGCCGCCGCAATAATCGCCGCCCGCTCTTCCTGCAAGGCTGTTACCTCGCTTTCCAGCGCCGCTATTTCCTCGTCTTTCAGTTCTGCCGCCCTTGTGGTTAATTCCCCTCTGATCTGGGCTAATCTGGTTTCGATTTCCTTTAATCTCATTGTCCGTGTTCTCCTTTTCTTTGTTTGATTTTCTTATAAGCTCGCCCTAATCTTTAGTAAGTTTATACGCCTCTGTAGCAACTCCTGCCGCTCCTGCTCATAACTCCTATCAGCAAAAGCACGGGCGCTTATTTCCGTACCGCTGTTTGCTGGTATACTAACCGCTGATACGTCATAAACCTTTTTAATTCTTATGATAGTCCTTGTGTGCGTCTGTCTGTCGTAGCTTTCCTCTGCCACCGTAAAGCCCCATGACATTTTGTTTATCATGCCTGCCTCTATGTCTTGGTATAGCCCACGGGCTAAGTCCGTCCTGCCTAAATCGGCGGCAACTAAAAGCCCCTTGTGGTCTGGGACTAGGATAAGCGTTTTATTTGACTGGCGGGCAAATACCCTGCCCGCATGGTCGTACTGCATGATAACGTCGCCCATGTCTGCGCCGTCCAGTGCGTGTGCGTCTATTCTTTCGTAAATCTTTGTGCCGTCCTCAAACTCATATAGCAGATACGGCGTATCAAACGTGGTAGCGTACCCCTCTACGTAATAATCCGTCTGTATCCGCTTTGCGGCAGCCCCAGCGGTCATAGGCGCAGCCAGCGCCCTATATTCCCGTTCTTTCTTAATCGGCATCTTTTACACCCTCTTTCTTTCCGCTGCCGTCCTGCGGCTGTTCTGGCGGCTCTGGCGGCGTTTCCTGCCGCTGTGCGTCCTTTGCTGGCTCTGCTGCCTGCTGCCCCGCCTGCGGCGCTTGCTGTATGATTATCTGCGGCTTTTCCCCGCTGTTCTTCAGCTCGCTTATCTCCGTGTATTCCTTGCGGATATAATACTTGTCGCCGTCCTCAACGTGCGCCATGTTCCATATATCCATTACGCCGTTGCGGTTAAGCAGCGCACGGTCGAAAAGCTGCGTGCTTACTTGCAGCTTTGTTGCGTTGCTGGCATATTGCAGGCGGTTAGCGGAAAACATGATAGCATTACCGCACGCCCTCTCACGCTCCGTAAAGCTCATGTTTGACATTACAAGCGATAGCTGTATCGCAAACGGCTCTATCTTCCCCTCATAGTAGGCGTTCCACGTTTCCTCATTGAATTTGTTTTGCAGAATATCCATGTTTGTACCAAAGTGCGTGCATACATTCTCTTGTATGTTCTGCATCTGCAAGGCGTTTGGCGTGTACGGCTTGCTTTCCACCTGCTTAAGCTCGCTGAATTTGTTGTCATAGATAATCATGCCGCTGTCATTCTCTGCGCTTAAGTTTTCCTCGGTAAACCGCTGCCGCTCTTTCTTTATGTCCTCTGGTTTCAGCATATTTGCCACCTTTGCCAGAAAACGGATATTTGCAGAATTTTTGACGGCGTTTATAATGCCTTCATTCTGCGTATGTATCAGCTGCATTGTCGGCTTAAGCGTGCGGTTATCCTCTCCGAAAAGGTCGTCTGTATATTCAAAGTCCGTCATAATCCCCACACGCTCAAACTCGATAGCGCCGTGTTCCCCGTTCCCAAAAAGATACCGTAAGTAAACTTGCCCCGCTGCCTCTACTACCTCGCAGCGCTGCGCCCGCAGGGGATACCAGCCAATAAGCGTGCCGTATCTGTCCTCTACTGGCACAATAAAAGCGGTGTGTTCCACCGCTACATAGGTTGCCAGCCTCTTTATGAATTTTGTTGTATCCATGAAATAGTTAGGCTTTTGCTGTAGTGTCTTTTCCAGCCGCTTTAGTGCGCTGCCCTCTATCTCTGGCTTTAGCTTGCTGCAATGCGTGGCAAAGCTGTTTACTGCCGTTCTGGTCAAGTCCATTTCGTATACGCCGCCGC